TTCTGTTGTATTACCTGCTAATGCTTCTATAAGGTCTACTGCATTAGAAAATGTACCACTACCATCTGTTTTTGAAGAATGACGTACATATACCCTACCACCATGTGTTACGTCTACATCTGTTGATAAATCCCACCTTAGTCTTATTAGTTTATCTGATATTGGTTCTGCTGTAAGGTTTTGTACATTTGCATGTACAGCAGTTTTTCCAACAGCATTAAATGTAATATCAGAAGATGTTGCACTAATTTCTAATGCTGCATTATATGCAAATACCTGTATCTCATAAACACCTTTTTCTGTATTAAATATTTCATAATCTGGTCTACTTACTGTCTGTGATGTGTAGTTACCATTATTAAAACGATAGTTAACCTGATACTGTGTTACACCTGTAATTGGTTGCCAACTTATTATTAATTTTGCTACTGCCTGATTGTTTATTACTACTATCTTTTCATTAGCAACAACATTATTAGGTGGGTCTACAGGTTGGTTCAGTATAGATACTGTTCTTGTAGGTAATGCAGTACCATCTTCTATAAATGCATACTTTTCTGGTACGTAAGATAAAGCACTAATTGTATAATTTACCTCGTCTTGTTCTTCTACAGCTATTACCCTAAATTTTTGTGCAACAACTGTTGTATCTTGTATTAACCAGATTGTATTAACATTAGGTGTTGTACTAAATGCACTATCAACACTAACTACAGCACCAGAAACACCTGTCACATTCTTAGTTTCTACTGTGCCATCAGGCATAATAACGCTAATTGTAGGGTTGTTTGTTGTAGGTAAATCAGTATTAGCTGTATCATCTACAGTTATGGTTGTTGTTGTAGCTGCATTTACCCTTCCACCTCTACGTACACCAGCCCTTACAGGGTCATTTATTTCTATTACAGCACCAGGTCTTAGTATTACACCGCTATCTATAGAAGTTGTAAATGTAATTACTTCACTTTCATTTTGTTCTGCAAATAAAATAGCCCTACCTAATCTCGCTGCCTGACCTCTTGATGTACACGCAAATGCAGATACTTGTTTTATGTTGACTCCTAATTTATTAACAGCAGTAGTATCTTCTACAACTTCAAAATCTATTTCCTGTGTATCCATGTTGAAGTAGGAAACACTTACTACGCTGTGTCTTTGTTTTAAATCGCTGCCTGTATAACTAAAACCTTCTTCTGATACATTTGACAGGTTAAATAAATAACTGGCATCTGTTGGTTTATCCTGTGTAATTATCATTGACCCTGCTGACCATATCGGCATACAACGCATTACACCAGATAATTCATTTATTAAATCAAATGCTTCTGCTGCACTCTGTATATTTACATTGCAAGAAAATCTAGCCTCCTGACCACCTAAACCATTATCTTCAAAAGTATTTGCAAATTTAGATGCAGTAACGAAAGAAAATAAATCTAATGAAGCATCTGTAATATGATTGCCTAACCCATACCTAGTATCTGTTAAAAGGTCTAGTAATACCATTGCAGGGCATGAACACCAAACAGCAGCACCCATAACACCATTAAATATATAACCAGTTGGGTATATTATTCTTCCTGTCTGTAAATCTACAGTTGGTGTACCAGATCCATTAGCACCTGCACCTGGTATTCTTACTTTAATTCCACGTATCCTATATTTTCTTCTTGGTATAGAACTAAACTGTTGTGAATCTAATCTTAAAGATAAATATGCACTATCTGGATATGTTTGCTTATCATCTATAATTTCAGCAAAACTTGTCCATTGAAATGCGTTTATCAATGATGCATTTGTACTGTCAGCAGTTACCCTAGTTACTCTTATATCAACAGGAAAATTACCAGTTAGATTTATTCTATAATCTTTCTGATATGCGTCAGCAGTTCTACCTGTAATAGTATCTGTAATAACTGTTGTAAAGCCACCACTATTATATTGAACTGCTATAGATAGCTCTACAGTAGAACCTAATAAATCACCCTTGTCTGTAGCCTCCTGTATCTGTGGAAATGTAATTGCAACTTTCACAGCATCAACATCTGTATTAGTAATACTTCTTGTAACAGGTGTATCTTTAGTAACTACAACACCTACATCAGTTGTAGATTCTGAACTTTCAATACCAGGTATATGTGTTTGATTGTTTGTACCAAAACGAGGTGTAAAGCCAACATCTTGAAAATTAAAATCAGTAGTAACAGGACTAGATGAAGATGCAGTAGATTGCAGTACAGCAGTATCATTTAGAAATACATCCTTTAATGCAGCATTGTTATATGCAGTTGTTCCTTTTGTTAGTCCTTCTTTTGATGCAGTAGCAAAACCTTCTATCTCACCTTCTGATACAAGATCAAGAAAAGATGCAAACTGTTTACTGTGTAAAGTATCAGGTGTTCTTGTAGGCTGTGGTGGCTGTGGTGGTGATGGTCTGCCACCTGCACCTTTTATAACTTTAGGTTTTGTCATGCTCTCACCTGTTCAGTATCAATACCTGCACTTATTACAACACTACCTGTAAATATTTCACCATAAACGATAGGGTGGGTAGTTCCACTTCTGCTAGATTGCTGCACCCCATTGAATCCAAAGGATATTCTAGGATCAGATGGATTACTAACCTCTTTAGGTTTTGGTACAGGGAATAACATATCACTTACACCACTTAAAACCATACCTGCACCAATTAAACTAACTGCCGTACCTACTTTTGTTAATACACCACCTGCAACAGCAGCTTTACCAAAAAAGCTAGTTGTTCCAAACGCACCAGCACCAGGAAATAAAAATGATGCACCAATTAATGCAGCACCAGTAAGTATTCTGCCAAAACTACCACCTGCACCACTTATAACAGGTACAAAACTTATATCCTGTTGTCCTATAGGATGCTGTATTTCATTCTCATCTATCTGATATTCATTAACAAGTACTTTATATTCTCTCTTGGCCATATATGCTTCTGCATCAGGAAAATTATTAATTAAAAAACTAACAGCCTGTGCTACAGAATGTACTTTTACTTCAAACTGTTTATGGCCTATAAAATCAGCTAAATCACCATATAATTTAAGTTTAGTTAGCATACCTGTACCTCTTTCCTGTACATTTTAACAACCATTGACTATAAGGTTCTCTTGTACTTAGTCTATCTGCTAAATGGTGCAATACATCACCATCTATAAAAACAGCTACATGATTTAAACCATTAGCCATAATTGACATAAATAATAAATCACCATTTTGTAATTTATCTTCTGGTTGTAGTTCTACAAAACCTGTATCTGCTGCACATCTTTCAAACATAGGATCTTCTATAAATTCTTCTGGTGTTGTAGGTCTTTGCCAATCTCTAAGTTCTATCCCTTTATTTTCCTTATACCAATCTCTAACTAACGCCCAACAATCAGTAACACCCCATACCCATTGTCTACCTATTAAAGGTGCTTTATATCCTGTCGGTTCACAGTAACCCCATGTTTCTGTTTTAGGGTTTACTATATGCCATTTTAATTTACTTTGTTCACACGCTACCCTATCTGCATTACTAGGTGATGGTGGTGTAACAGGATGACTATGTACAACTGCTGTTATAACTCCTAAATTATCACAGGGTACATAATCTTCTGGATCTAAAATAAAACATTGATGGCCTGTTAAAGATAAGTTTCTACATGGAAAATATTTTTCTTTACCTTTTATATTTACTAAAAGTCCACAGCTTTCTTTAGGATCTTCTATTTTTGCATGGGCTAGTGCCTCTTGTTTCCAAGTCATCCAATAAATGTACCAATACTAGGAAATAAAGCCCTTGTACATTGTCTACCAATCCTTACACCTGCTAGATCAAATGATGCAGCAAGTTCAAATGTAACCACGTTTCTGTTTTCTGCTGATTTTCTTGCAATAGTATATGTTATTTCTTCTTTCGCAGTAGGATCTGGTGTACCTAATAGATTTGTACCGCCACTAAAATTAACAGCATCAATATATTTAGCAGTTGTTCTTATTCTTTTAACAGTTGCACCTGTAAGATCATTACCTGTAGTTACTGTATTTACATTCAATAGTATTGCTGTAATTGTGCCTAATGCGTTACTAATACTAATTGTAGGTCTAGGTATCTGTCCACGTTGATATGCAAAACCACTTGCCTCTACAGGAAAACGTAAATATGAATTACCAGCAAAAACTACTTCACCATTTAAATTTAAATTACTACCTGCATGAAATCTATAGGTTTGCGTAGAACC